GAGCGGAAGGGAACGTCCGCAATGCGGACAAACCTTTCTTCCGGCTTCCGTACCGGCAACCGTCTTGGCTTTACGGTGTACAAGCGTACATCCCCTGCATTCATCCAGTCTGCCTTTGTATTTCCGACATTTGTGCAGGGAGATACGTCCGCATGGAGCGAATTTTTCGCAGTCGAATCTGGGTTCTGTATGATAGATGTTCATACGGCACTGTCCATTAAATCAAACAATGTGGGTGCGCTAACTTCCATCTCCGCCTCATACAGATATGAAAGGCTGTCTTTCCAATAGTCATAATTCAGTTCAGTAGATAATCCCCTACGTTTCAGCCTTATGGCACAATAAGGCACAGTGCCGATACCTCCGAAGGGGTCAAACACCAGCTCACCCTTGTTTGAGTACCGTTCAATCAGTCTTTCAACGATATCGAGCTGTAAAGGGCAGATGTGGTTCTGCCTTTTCTTCTGTGACTGCTTGGTATTGAGCGTGCGCATCCGGGTGACATCATCCCATATCCAGGGTTTCTTGCTTACCGGATCGACAGCCATAAACGTTTTAGGCAGCTTTCCGTAAGCTTCCAATTTCTCTGCGAATGATACATGTTCCTCGTAGTTATATATATGCTTGCGTTCGTAGTTCCTGAACAGATGGCGTATCTTGTCTATTCCGGCTCCTTTCATGTCCTCATAGCTCAGTAGAGAGTTACCCGATGATTTCCAACTTGCATGGGCATCTATCTGCCAACGGGCGAGCGAATATTCACTCTTATTCTTTGTCACCGGCAAATCAGCATAGGCTCGTGAGGTATCAGAAGGCAACTTTCGGAAAAGAAGAACATATTCCGGGCAACCGATACCCATCTTTGAACCGTCCTTGCACATCTCTGTATATCCAAGCCGATAAGTCTGGTTGTTCTCCCTTACCACATCGGTATCTACCGTGATGCGGCCCATGTAGCGGAATCCGTGCTTCAGATAATGGAACACTGTCATTTCGCTGAACGGGTCGATGGTGGGCATACCGTCACCCGTAGCGTTGCCGAATAGTACACGGTCCTTTACATGGATGCAGGCCAACCGGCCGGGCTTTAAAATACGCATAAGCTCCGGGGTGAGATAGTCCATCTGCTCAAAGAACCTGCCGTTGTCTTCATTATGTCCGAAATCATTATAGGTCGGAGTGTACTCATAGTGATTGGAGAACGGGATACTGGTTACAATCAGGTCTACCGAATTATCTTCCATCTTCTGACATTCAAGAACATTGTCGTTATTTATGGCCCTCCAAAGTTTACCGGATTTCTCTTCCCGACTGGCGAACATCCAGCGCATCATTTTCTCTTCCGCCTGCAAGCCGAACAAACCGTTCTCACGAACTATATCGGTCATTTTGGCTACCATCTCCCGATGTTGCGCCCACTTCTGCATGAAGCTCTTGTATATCTCGCCCTCGCTTTCGGCATAGACGAGATAGAAGTCAACCGGATGCTGCTGCATGAAACGGTAGATACGGGCTATCGCCTGGAACTTGTCGTTGAAACGGTAGTCGATGAACATGATTGCCTTATGGCAATGGTACTGGAAGTTAAGACCCTCACCGAGCATTTCCGGTTTCGCAGCCAGATACTTCAGACGGCCGTCTTTGAAGTCGGCTATCACCCTGTCGGCTTCCTCATCATCCTGTGAGCCATAAACAGCCTTGCATCCCGGAACGGCCTTACAGAGTGCTTCACGTTCACTTTCAAGATCATGCCATAAAAGGAAATGCTCATCCTTATTTTCGGGACGGTTGATTATTTCCACCACACGGGCTATTTTCTCAGTCATGTTGTCCCGGCGTTCCTTTGCAGCATCAACAAGTCCGAGAGCAGCCTCGCGGAACATCTTGACCTGTCCGTCACGGTCGGTACCGGCAGTGGAGTTATCCACACTAACCACTTCTTCATGCACCCGCAGTTCCGGCAATTCATATCCGGTATCAGGATAACCCAGATCAGATGGTTTGGTCAGGAACAACGCCCATGTACTGACCCATAGCCAGAACTCCTTCTCCTTGTGAGGATAGAGTGTAAGATTGTTCGCTTTTGTGCTATCTCTTTGAAAGAACCTTGTAAGTGCCTGCCCTGTATCCATCACTCCGAGATATCCGGCATAGTGTATCAGCTCTTTGTATCTATTGGGTGACGGTGTGGCAGTGGCAACAAATCTATACGGAACTTCTGCAAACAGGGGAAGAAACTCCTGATAGGTCTTGGTACCGAATCCACGTAATACGCTCGCTTCATCCAATGAGGTTACAGTGAAGTAGGACGGCTCTATTCTCACTCCGTCCTCTCCGTCACGCACACGCTCATAATTCGTGACCATGATGTCGGTCGGGCATATCACCACATCAGCCATAGTTCGGACATAAGTAACTTTCATGTGCAAGTGTTGTTCCGCTTGTGTAAGGAACTCGACGACTACACGCTTGGGGCAAACTATCAGCCCTTTTCCACTTCTATGTTTCAGAACTACCCGCAGTATCTCCAACTGGGTTACGGTCTTCTGCATACCGAAACTGGAGAATATCGCACGGCATCCACCGGATATTGCCCAACGAACTGTATCCTTGACATGGGGATATAACGACGGGGTTAATTCATCCGGATTGACTTCAAACCCGGTCTGATGGCTGATGGCCATCTTGTCTTTCAGAAATTCTATATATTCTTTCATTATACTGCTTCTTTTAATTTATTCAATCTAAATACTCTTAACCTTTTGCAAAGAGCCTCGGTATTCTTTTTTGCCTGAGTAACCTCTACTGCGTTACCGATGAACTTCTTTTGGTCGGCTTGCGTGCCAACCAACACATAATCTTCTGGGAAGCCCATGATACGTTTCAGTTCGGGAATACGGAGCATTCGCATCTTAATATCAACTATGCCATACAGTGCCATGAACTCTTTGATTTTACGGGTCATGGGGCTGTCTGTTTCGTAGATTTCTATAGCCACCCGTCCGCTTTCTGTTGCAACCAAGTAGGGCGGCATCTTATCCATCCTTGCTATGAGCGTGAAGCAGGGATTATTAACGGAGCCGCCTGCGCTGTTGAATTGCGGATTCATAAGATAATGCCATTTCCGATTAGCAGTAATGGTCTGCGATGGTTGTTCTATGCTGCTTCCGATATTGGAGAAAGCGGTATTCATAATCCATGGCTTACAAGTAACTATGTTGAACTTCGGATTGGTCGTTACCGTACCTGCTGGAACATTGATTGACATAGGTATACCGTTACCGTATTGCATATCCAGAAAGCGGCTTTCAACCAATGCAAACCGGTCTTTCGTTGTGACCGTTGGAGCTGGAAGGTCTACCGAATGATTATGTCCATTTCCATAATAAGCAGAGACAAAAACATGGTGGTCTTTGCAGGTGATTGCACCTGCCGGTTCTTCTACAGACACATTCTTGCTTTCGGGATGTCCGCTGAACTGTTTGGAGAGGAAGCAGACTTGCGCTACTCCAAGTCTGCCTTGCGTGGCTACCACCGGACATGGTTCGTCAATCCCAGGAGCGTTATATTTCCCTGTACGGCTCATAGAATTATACTTCACGAGGAAGGCGTCTTTCCCACCTGCTACAAATTTGATAAGTCCGGCATAGATGCGTTCAAGCGTTTTCTCTGCAAGAGGCTTTTCCCTAAAGATGGTAGTTCCTTCGTCAGAAAAATCAAGAACTTCCTTGACGGGTTTCCATTTTTCCAGCTTAGAAAACATGTCCTGCCTGCCACCTTTACAGTGGGTCGGTTCAGGGAATACTATCGGCAAGCTCTTTTTAGCAAAGATGCCGAAGAAGCGTTTCCTTGTGGTGTAGGCACCGAAGTCGGCAGCGTTCAGGATGCGGTGCTCAAAGTTGTAACCGTACTTCTTGACATTGCGCACCCACTTCTGATAAAGCCTGCCTTTGTCCATGCTGATAGGCTTCCCTTTTTCGTCCATATCTCCCCAGCTCATAAACTCCTCCACATTCTCAATCTGAATATAATCAGGATCTATCACATCAATGTAGCGGAAGAGATGTTCAGCCAGTGTCCGGCTATCAGCATCACGTGGCTGACCGCCTTTGGCTTTCGAGAAGTTGGTACACTCCAAAGAGGCATGAAGCATTATCATAGCATCAGGGTATAGCTGACGGATACGTTCTACAATAGTGCTTATCGGGGAAAGTTCCAGTGTACGGATATCCTCAATAAAGTGAAGTGCATCAGGGATATTGGCATCATGTGAAAGGATGGCATTCTTGTCATGGTTCACACAACAAACAACCTTTGCACATCTATTTCCATCCAATCGTGCTTCTTCCACACCTTCGGACAAACCGCCGGCACCACAAAAAAGGTCTATCACGAACAATTCGATATCGGACAGACCTTCTAAACTCCTTAGTATTTCTTTTAATGATTTCATAATCGTGTATTCTTATTTCTAATTTGAATAAATCCCCTTCGTTCTGTTTCTTCTAACAGTGAAAAGTCTTCATCCTTGATTTCACATTCTGTTTCGTAGTTCACGGAAGTATAACTTGGGATATTGAACTTTTTCCGGATTCTTACGATAACATCCGGATTTCTTGTTACCCAGTAAACGGTTATTCTCATGGTGGCATCAACATTTTCTTGGCTTCTTTATCTCCGGCATCAGCACGCCGCTTGATCTCAAGGTATTCGGAATAATAGATCCCACTGTTAACTTGTGCTTGAGATAAAGGTTTAAATTTATCAGCCTCCTTAATACTTTCTGCAGAACCAACAGTATCACGGTGAATATCATATTTTGTTAGCCAATTCATAATAACCTCTCCATCCATACGGCCGAATATTTGCCCAAACATTCCTTTTTTAGCCATATTGAAAAATAATTTAAAATCATCTTGTGTGTAGTGTGGATAAGTTTCAATGATTAGATTTATAGTATCAGCAACCTGTATTGCGTCCATCGCCCCATTCACTGAATAAAACCGAAGAAAGCTATTCATCCATTTCACCATCAAGGCTTGCAATTTTATTTCTCCAAATTCTTTTGATATATCTGTTATCGAAACCTGTGGAGCATTGAATACATCAAGAACTGTTCTCGGCCTAATGCTGTCCCAATATAGCATCGGCGAGGTCTTCAAGAGATTGACGGCTTGCTGCCTTGTCTTGGGCAACTCTTCCGGTGGTATAAGTTCCTGTGGATTGTATTGAATTACTTGATTTTCCATTAAATTTTTCCCTGTTAGCCCACGTGGCAAGTCGTTTAGCAACCTCCCATGTTTGATTAGTTTCAAATTTCATTTTAGTTTCTGACTTATTCAGTTCAGACCAATAGTCGAAGAAAGCACGTATCATCTCTTTCCCGTATCTTTCGACATACGGAACTAAAGACTGATAGAAAGCATCTCTTCGTTTGAGTGTAGCGGCTTTAGCCGCGGCAAGTTTCTTCGCTTGCTCGACTTTCTTTGCCTCTACGCTAGTAGAGGTTTCTTTAGTTTTCTTTCTTTTTACTTTTACTTTACTTTGTCTATTATCAACAGTATTAATTGAATTATTTGCATGATTAATCGGATTATTTGTGCAATTAATCATATATTCAGGGATAATTTCAGTTTCTTTTCTTTGATATGTGGCAAGTAAAAATCGCCTTTGTATTCCGGCCGATGTCAGCACTCTATGCACGGAGAACATTTCCGCGTCAAAGAATCCAACCTGTACGGCCTTAGTCAATACTTCTTTTACTGCGCCCTCGGAAACCCCAACAGTGTCAGCAATAACAAAAGGCAAATCTTCGTCCCACAAAATGTAATACCCTTCATCCTTGTAGATATTACACAGCAGGCAAATAAGTATGGAAGTCGATTGTGGGCCACAAGCCCTTGCGATTTTCCTGACCTTCACGTCCGAAAAGAAACCTACATCCAAAGGAAAGTAATCTATTCCCTGTTTTGTAGGTCTGCCAGCCATATTATTTAGGTTTAAAACTCATATCTTAAAATCTCACGTTAGTTAATTGCCTTCCGTTAGAAAATACAGCCCACTTACCATTACCGCTATCAAACAATCGTAAATCCGACACCTCTCCGAAACGTTTGATGTTACCGCATAAATCCACAATCCATCCACATTCTTTAGAAGGATGCGGGCGGATGGCACGACCGACTATCTGATACCACATGGCAAGTGACATTGTAGGACGTGCCATAACGACCGTATCAAGTTCCGGATAGTCAAAGCCAGTCGTAAGTACACCCACATTAGCTACTACCGGAATTTCACCAGCTTTGAATGCCTCAAGAATATGTTCACGTTCTTTCTTAGGAGTATCACCTGAAACGATAGCGCAACCGGGTATTGACATCGTTAACCGTTCCGCTTCTTTCAAAAAACGGGTAAAGACCAAAATACCCTTCCGTTTTCCTCCGGCTTTGGGATTCATCAGCCTTTGGACGATATGAACGAGATAACCGTAGAAGTCTATCCGTTCATATTCTTTTTGAACTGACCTATCCGTATAGTCGGCACCAGTAGTATTTACTTTCAAGTTAAGTTCATTCCACCCTGAAGGATTCATTGAATAGTAATCCAACTTCGCCAAGTAGCCCATATCTAATAAGGTTGATACCTGTACATGATAAATGACCTCTGAAAAGACATGAGGTTTTGTCCGAGTGATAAATTTCAGCATGGAGCCGAAATCACGGCTGGAGCTTAAACGGTATGGCGTTGCTGTCAGTCCAAGAACCTTACACTTCACTGCATCAAAAAAATCCTTGTACATTCCCTCTTTGGGGTTTACAAGATGACATTCATCCACAATGATGTTCTTGAAGTGGGTAAACAGTTCGGGATGATTCTTCACACTGCCGATGGTGGCAAATGTTATCCGGCTTATCTCCTTTGAATTAAAGGAAGCCGAATAGATACTGCAATCAAGAATACCGTATGAACAGAGCTTCTTAAAATTTTGCTCCAATATCTCTTTGCTTGGCTGGAACACCAAGGTATGTCCGTCAAGCCTTGCGGCTATATCCGCTATAATAAGCGACTTTCCGCTGCCCGTAGGTAACACCATAATGGCATTTGTTTTCTTCGCCTTGTTATTGAAGAAAGAAACGGCAGCATCAGAGGCTTTCTGTTGGTAATCACGTAGTTTGTACATATCTATCTTCTGATTTAATGATAAAAGGGAAATCCTCACTAAGTTTGGAAAGAAATATCCGGATTATATAAGCCTGTTCCTTACTTAATCCAACCGGAGAGAATGAACCATCATCATTCTTGACCATCATAACAAATGTTCCTGCTTCCAAATCATTCATAACCCTTTCTCCTTTCGTAACTTCTTATTAAGTGCTTTGTAATACTTGATTAGCTGTTCGTACTCAAAATCAGTCATTTTGGAAGTGCTGGCAACTTTGACTTTCAGCAAATCAAACTTCTGTTGACCGATTTTAGCAATTAGATTCACCCGATAGCCTTCCAAATGGTCGGCTTTGAACCTGTTGCAGTGACGGCACTCAGCATGGCAGTTATTTTCATCGAAACGTGTCGCCAGGTGTGTGCGGCTGAAATAGTGCCCGCAGTCTGCTTGTGTAAACGGCTTTATCTGCCCACAAGAGATACAGCGAAAACAACCGTTAGGCATACAATCACGAAGCCGGATGAAAAGGGAAAACTCCTTGTCGAGTTTAGCTTTTAAATCCGGCTTCTTCTTTATTGTTACCCCCGCTTTATCAAACAGAGGTAAAGGCTTGTCTTTCTTCTTAGCCTTTCGTTTTATATAGTACGGCATTCTACTATTGGTTTACACAATTCAACAACTCTTTTACAATCCTCCACATCAAACATCCCTATGTGGCAAACTTCACGTGGTATATTCAGTTGGTTAGAAAGCCACAGATAAGCCTTGTTTCTGTTTGATGTATTCGGGATATGTTTCTTCCAAATCTTATTGATAAGATTGGTTTTGGCTATCTGGTCGAAATAGAAATGGGCTTCTTTCTTGGCTTCCCTCAATTCCGCATTTGCCAAACGCCCTAATGCCAGGTCTGTACCCTTATGAACGCCTACATAAGCCCTGCAATCACGGCAGAGGTAAATCATGCCGTAGGAGTATCCGTAGATTACAGAACTATCCACGTATTCGGTAGGCTTGCCACAATAGGGACAAATCTTACCAGTTAATATTTCATTCATAGTTTTCCAATTAAAAGCCCCGAAGCGTATTCTCCGGGGCACAACCATTCTTTACTAACCCTTGCCATTTATGTGTGGCTCACATTTATGTGGAGATGGGGCGATTCGAACACCCAATTAAGGACTTATCCTTTTGCGCTACTTCTAAGGTTAATTACTCCTTATATCTCACGTACCGTACTTTCTACCATGTGCACCTCTCGAAAGTCAAAAGCACTCCACTGCGCACCCCCATTTTCGCCCGCCCCATCTTCACAGACCGGACAGGCAGGTTAACAAAGTTATTCCATATAAGCCATTGAAAACTCTTTCGGAATAAACCGCCCGACCGGGATAGGTTTAGCAGATTCAATGGCTGTATGGATTTCCCTCTTTCTGAACTCATGTCCCTTTTCTTTGGCTTGTTTCTCACATTCTTCCTCTTTGTTTTTGAGATAGTGGGTAATAAGCATCATCGCTCTGTCAACGTTGAAGGTGTTCACGACAAAAGTCTGAACTCTCTCGTCTTCATTCTCCCCATCCGTGAATGTGATTTTCGTCTCAATCTGGTAGAATTTCTTTTCATTCGGTTTAGATTCTTCGTCACTATCTTCCGTCTCATCGTCCATTTTGTCAACGTATTCTGCCATAGTGATTTCATTTTTGAGATAGGCAAGCGAAGCATCGTCAACCTTACGTTCTTTCAAGTTGTCAGTAAGAATCACGCAAGAATCGAACTCCTTGACCATTGTCAAGGTGAATCCGAACATATAGTTTAGTTCGATGTAATCTTTCAAGATACTACAAGTATTCTCCAATCCGGTGGCATACAGCAGGAACTTATGTTTCTTGTCACCTATTTGCGCTTGAGCGATGTACGGATATAAAACACTGTTCTCGTTCTCGAATGCCAAGCGGTTCTGGTTGCTGACTTCCACTTCCTTAATGCCGTCAGCTTCCATACTGAAACGAATTTTCGCCAAAGTGTCTTGGTCTATCAGCGTGCCACGGTCAAAAAGAATTTCATTCCGTTCGATGGTTACTGTTTCACCTGTATCTTCATCAATGAAAGATTCCTCCCATGTTTTGAGGACACGTTTTGCAAGGTACATGTTGAGCATCTTTTTCGGATCAGATGTCACATACCTGATTTCTGTTTTTCTTGTTTCTATCATAACTAAATAAATTCTTGATTTCTTTGTATTTCCTGCTGGGCATATATCAGCATTTGATGTTCATTTGCAGCCGGCAGATAGATACCAGCCACCGATGCGCTCCAATTACGGAAACGGTCAATGCTCAGGGTCATTTCCCCCGTTGTCAGTTCGGCAGAACTGCGCAAATAAGTTACTTCATTGCCTTTCTTGTTGACCGTCTTTCTCTCAAATAAATCACGGTTGCAAGTCCTCTTATAAAAATCAATTTTTGCTTCGTCGAGACTGCAACCGTACTCACTACCGAAATACCCTAAAAGAAGATGCAAGTAGCTGTTTTGGGCAAGCGTGCGGTTAGGTAGTTTCTTTTTCACTTCCACCACCGCACATTCACTAAACAGCTTGTTTACATACTCCTTGAACTTGGGTATTTGATATTCATTCTTCAAGTCGAACAACATACGCTAAAAAGGCAAATCGTCCTTTACATTGCCATTAGCATCAACCGGAGGCGGAAAGTTCTGCGGCTGTTGCTGATAAGTCGGTTGTGGCGCTGGCTGTTGTATCGATGTTGTCTGTTGGGATTGAGATACACCGCCACGCGCTTCTATTTTATAGCATCGAATGGATACCATACGTTTGAATTCTCCGTCTTGATTCGTCCAAGAACGCCCTTGTAAGACAAATGATACAGTAACAACATCACCCTGATTAAAGCGGTCAAGTTCTGTACACTTGTCACCCGAAAACTCTAAGGGAATAATGTTCTCATACTCGCTACGCTCTCCCGTATAAGGGTCGTAAGTGGTAGCATCTAAAATAAACTCCCGTTTTGTAAATGAGGAACCACCGTTTTTGGATGGTATTTGAACAGTTTGTCCAATTTCGATTATCCGTCCGGTTATTTGGTTTGCCATTAATTTTCTCCTCCAAAAATCTTTTAATTAATATTTCCATATAAATCCATACGAAGTCTTACTTCTTCCACAGCAACAATTTTGAATAGGTGAACTTTGGAATCCGTTACTTACCGCTGCTGATTTCAACGAAGGATATTTCTTAACGAAGTCACCAGATTTGGTATATTGATAGACTGGCACACCATTAGCTTTCCCCTTACGCTCTTGGAGCGTTCCATAATTCATATTGTATGAATGTGTACACCATTCAAGATTTTCAACTCTGTTATTGGATTTATTTTCGTCTTTATGATTTATTTGAGTATAGTTATTTGGATTTTGAATGAAAGCTAAAGCCACCAATCTGTGAACGCTATGCGTTTTATGAATGCCATTCTTTGTTAGAACAACAGAACGATACCCATGACTATCAGAAGGCGTTAATATCTTTTCTTCAAAATGTGTTACAGCTCCGTTTCTTATAAATTTTTTAGGCATAGATTTTATTCTGCCTAAAGATGATACCTCATAAAGACCTTCATAATCTTTAATAGGCTTCCAAATTTCACTACTCATTATTTGATATAATTTTGGTATCGGTTATAAGTTCTCTGTTTTCTTCCAAAAACCGGATAAATTCCTCACAATGATTAGTAAGAATAGGAATATCACGTTCAGGATTGAAAACGTATGTTTCCGTATAGGTATCTACCACATAACCGCCTTTGTTGAACTCTACAATGTTATACTCAAATGTCCGTACATCCGAACCGTTCTGCATCAAAGCATAAGGATAAACAAGGTGTTGATGGTGGTCTTTGAACTTCCCTACGGTATAGCTTCCGGTTGTTTTGATGTCGTGGACGCTGGCCGGCATCAGCTCGTCAATTACCCCATAAACCAAAACATTGCCGTATGCGGTTGGAAGAATCGCTTCTACTCTTTGTTGGGTTAATGCTCCTTTGTAGTAGTTGGCAAACTCGCGGCAAAGGTCAATGTGAAAAGTGAAAGTGCGATTGTTGTAAACAGCTTTTATCCCGTAAAGTTTTCCGTCATCGTGATATGCCTTGCTAATTTCCATTATAGAAGATTTACGGTTCTCAATCATACAATCAATTATTTCCCCAAAACACGTTCCTCTATCAGCAGCTTCACTATCGAAAGGTACTCTATTTATCCTATCAATAAGAGATTGGAATTGTTTTTCCCTAAACTCATCCTCATCGCATGGGGGATTATCAGAAAAAGCGTAATATTTTTGATATATCTTATCACTATCTATATAATTTTGATAAGAATCCAGCAACGTTGGGTATATTTTGTAAGATATTTTACTCATTCTTATACCTCCATTTGTAACCACCTGCTGTAAGGAAGCTTCTTCTACCTATACAGCAACTGATAATATTAGCATTGTTAATACCCGTTTGTCTTTCAGCCTCTTTAGCACTTTCAAATGTACTTATTAACGTACCATCCTCTCGACACTGAACAACGGCTTTTGACATCTTCGGGTGATTTATTTTCTTTTTGCTAAACCGTTCGTTTCTTGTTCCGTAATTAGCATTGTATCTCCATGTGCACCATTCTAAGTTAGAAACAGAGTTATTGCTTTTAACCTCATCTTTATGATTTACACATGGTAAATTTTGCGGATTAGGAATAAACGTTTCGGCAACAAGTCTATGAAGAGATTTATATTCAACTTGTTGTTGTTTCCATAGTGATATTCGTAAATATCCACTCCATATTTTATTAGGCTTAATTATCTTTCCTGTTATCTTTCTAAAATTACCATACCTGCTTTTAATAAGCCTATCTAAAGAGCGAACTCTACCAAGGGTACTTACTTGATAGAGTCCTTCATAACCTTGAATGTCTTTCCAAATCTCATTAGGCTGCATCTGAGTATATTTTAGTTTCCTTATTGAATATCAGTCCCAAAGCCTTTACCTTTGCAGCAAACAAACTTCTCGCCATCATCAAAGAACTACCAACATGTTCAAACTCATTAATCTGGGCAGCGAACTCATTAGCGGACTTGGCATCAGTTATAAATTCGATACTTTCTTTGATTTCCTCTATCACCTTATCATACTTTTCTTGTGCCGCTTTCTTCGCTGCAAGCATACCCAAATACGAATTGATTATCTTGGTAGTGATAAAGTCGTTCTTGGCGGTTGGATTACCGTTTTTGTCTAGGATGGTAGGAACCTCCATTACTGAAGGAAGGTTGCAGGTATTCTTACCATCATTTCTTGAAGTTGGGTCAAAAGTGATGGTACGTCTTTGGACGCCTCTTTCGCTTTTCATTTCAAGATAACCGAGCAAATCCAGTTCAGTAACGATAGAGTTGTAGGATTTTTCACGCAAGGCAGGGATAAACACCGTATCATCACCTTCTTTTCTTGTGTCGCGATGGGCAACGAAAATGATGTGCTTGTTAAGCCCCGAGAGTGTTCGTGTCATCCATGAAAACTCCGCATTGATACCGCTCCAATCCCTGATAGACGGTTGGCGGCTGCCACATTTATAAGTAATGATGAAATCCATCATCTTACCGATTGTATCAACTACAATGG